GGGTCTTGCCAGTTACTATGACCGCCGATCCCGACGGCAGTCTGCTGGCCGTGCTTCACAGCGCAAAGTGCCTTTTTCTCGCCCTCATGGACGTCAAGAACACCGCCGACAGCCGCATGCAGAGCCCATCCTGGTGGCCAGTATGGATGTAAGGCCTCGGCACCAAGCGCTGCTTTAGTTGGTTGTGAGTACTTACGGTCAGTTACCTCCTTAAGACGCACGCGATACATAGAGAGGAGCGTACCATTGGGCGCGAAGTAGGGTATTCGATAGCCCTCTTTAGTTAATACACATTGGCCGTCGCTGGGTTCGAGGCCTGATTTAGCTAGGTCTTCTAGCATGAATGCGTGCGTAGCTTCGGCTATTTCAGCCTTAGCTGCATCGTACCCAGCGCCCCATACGCTAGGTGGTTGGTTTGGCGTCATAGTGTCTCCTGCTTAGTATTGTGCACACGGTGCTGGGCGCTACGTGCTTTGCGCCTGCCATTGCGCGCACGAGCGGCGCGCTGTCTGTCTTTCTCAAGCTTAAGCTGATAATGTGCTTGTCGCCGCCGAGTCATCTCTGCCTCTAGCTCTACCGCGCTAATAAGCTGCTGTACAAGGTGCTTCATACTTCCTCCTTAATAACTTTAATAAATTCATCGCCGCGCTTCAGGTACTTCTGCCCCCGCCCGGTGCCTAGTTGACCTTTGTTTCGGACGAAGCAGCTAGGGCACATAATGGCCCAGGGTCCTGGTATTGTTGCAGCATCGTAGAATACTGTTGTTATTTGCGCGTAGCAAAGCTCACAATTCGTTGGCGTAGGACCCATCCACTTCCGTAGTACTTTCCGCATCATGTTCTCCTTAGTAACAGTCAACGCGACTGAGCAATAATTATAACGCAAAAAACGAACGTAGAGGTATAATATGTATTCACTATATACATGCACGCGCGCGAGGCAAATAGCTGTTTACATGGAGCAACTTTTATGCTATAATTACTCATGATCGCAATTAAGCAATCATGCAAAGGAGAAAGACCATGGATATAGGAACTAAGATCGATGCGCTTTATAGCTTGCGCCAGGCGCGTCTCGACGCAGAGAAGCAGATCAAGGCAATGGCCGCAGAAGAAGCAACTATCAAGCAGGAAATCATCAACGAGCTCGGCGACATTCAACTTACTGGCGCGAAGGGCTCGGTCGCTACGGCTTCCGTGACGTACAAAACCAAGTCTAAAGTAACTGATTGGGAGAGTGTCTACGCCTTCATTAAGGACCAAGACATGCCCGAGCTTCTGCAAAAGCGCATCACAGAAACATTGTGGGATTCGCTCCGTGAAGATGGTGTCTTAGTACCAGGTACTGAGCCCTTTGTTGTTGTTGACCTCTCACTCACTAAATCTACAAGGAACTAAGATCATGGCTAAGAAAAACGAAGTAATGAGCATTGAAGAACAAGTAGCGCAGCAACTGGCGCTTCAAACTAAGCAAGCGGCTGCGCTTAAATCCGGCCCGGCGTTTGTGTCGTTCAAAGGCGGGCAATTGATCGTCGACGGTGTGCCGATCCCTAATGCAGAAGCTGAAGTCGTAGTGCTTGCCACGCAGTCAGAACGCGCCTACTACGAAGGGACCTTCGACAGTTCGAAGCCCCAAGTACCTGTCTGCTACTCGTTTGATGGCGAAGTGCCACACGCAGAGGCAGCGCACCCGCATGCAGAGTCGTGCGAAAGCTGCGAGAAGAACAAATGGGGCAGCGCGAACCAAGGCAAGGGTAAAGGATGCCGCGAGTCAGTTCGCGTCGCGATCGTCCCGGCCGCTAGTATGATCGCAGATGCGCCGATGTATCAATGTTCATTCCCCATCACCAGCATGAAGAGCGTCGATGCATTCCTAGCACGCGCAGGATCGGCTGGGAAGCTTACGGGGCAGTTCGTGGCGCGCCTTAAAGTAGTGCCTGATGCGAAGTCTTTCTTCAAAGCATCGCTTGAAGTGCTACGCGCTAATGATGTAGAGCTTAGCGCTTTGCTAACACGTATGCAGGAGGCGCGCGAAATGCTGATCACGCCATACCCTGTATTTGAAACAGAAGAAGTCCCAACTTCAGGGAAGTACTAATATGAAAATAGCGACGCTCGACTTTGAGACGTTCGCTATTGCCCCACGCCCGGCATACCCGCCGGTGCCCGTGGGCTTAGCGATACGCGCTACGGATGTAGCTCCATGGTACTACGGCTGGGGGCATCCTACTGACAACAATACAGACGAGCACGTGGCTGTTGACAAGGCGGCAGACCTACTGGCGCACAATGACTTAGTGCTCATGCACAATGCAGCATTTGACGCGGCTATTTTAGACGAGAAGTGGCACTTGACTGTACCATGGGAGAAAGTACGATGTACTATGGTCTTAGCGTTTCTAGTCAATCCGCATGGGGAACTTAGTCTTAAGCCTCTGTGCGAGCGGCTCTTGGCTTTACCGCCAACTGAGCGCGACGCCGTACGTGATTGGTTAGTAAAGCACGGCGTTGTCTCCGCCGCAAGTAAAAAGTGGGGCGCCTTCATCGCATTTGCGCCGGGTATACTAGTAGGTAGCTATGCTATAGGCGACGTGGATCGGACTGAGGCGCTCTATCATGCGCTTATAGCTAATGCACCGCCGAATGTACTAGGCGCTTACGAGCGGGAGATGGCTTTGATGCCATACGTCCATCAAATGGAAAAGGACGGTATTTACCTCGATACGGTGGCACTCGCAGCCGCTGCCGAGCAAGCTCAGATTGACTTTGCTAAGCTAGATGTGTATATTAAGGGCTTCCTGGGCGATGTCGATATTGACAGTAACGTAGACCTGGCTGATGCCATCGAAGAAGCGCAACTGTCAAAAGGCTTTGGGCTTACACCTAAAGGAAAGCGCTCAGTCGCTAAGGACAGTCTTATTGACGCCATTAGCGATCCGACTTTACTGGGCCACCTGCTAGTACGCAACTCATTAGCCACGTGTATTAGGACTTTCATGCTCCCGTGGCTTGAGCTTGCTCAAGCTAATGGCGGCGTGATGTACATGAAGTGGAACCAAGTACGTAACTACTCAGACACAGGAGCACGTACAGGGCGCATCTCATCGTCACCCAATCTGCAGAATGTTCCGTCTGTATGGGAGAAGTTACGCAGTCAGCTAGACCGCATAGGCTACAAGCTAGACGTTACACTGCCTAATATGCGCGACTACATTGTAGCGCCGCCGGGCGAGGTGCTAGTGGGACGTGACTACTCAGCACAAGAGATGCGGCTACTTGCGCACTTCGCTGGTGGTAAGTTGCTAGCTGAACTACGTGCTAATCCGGCGGCCGACCCACACCAGGTCGCAGCAGACGTCGCGCACATTACTCGGAAGGTAGCGAAGACGTTAGGCTTCGCTATTCTATATGGCGCAGGTGTTGGTAAAATTGCAGAAAGCCTCTATATTCCAGTGCAAGAGGCGACGCAGGTAAAGGCTAAGTACCTTGCAGCTATGCCAGATATTGCGCAATTTCAAAAAGCCGTACAGAATCGCGGCCGCGCGGGGCTAACCGTTAAGACGCTCGGTGGCAGGGAGTACAAGGCTGAAGAACCGAAGTTAGTAGGTGGCGTGTGGAAGACTTTTGAATACAAGCTTGTTAACTATTTGATTCAGGGTTCTGCGGCAGACCAAACCAAGCAAGCTATGCTGGACTATGCACGTCGTACTAAGCACGGCGCACTTTATTTGACTGTCCACGATGAGATCATCATTCGTTGCCCGGAGCAGCACGCAGCTGAAGAAGACGCACTACTTAAGCAGTGCATGGAAGAGTCCTTTGTAGACGTATTAGATTGCCCATTTATCACAACGGGCGCCATTGGGCGCTCATACGCGGAGCTTAAATAATGTACACAGACCCAATTGGATTTAGTAAGCTGGACACGTATCGCAAGTGCCCACAGCAGTTTAAGTTCCAGTATATAGACAAACTGCCGCAGCCGTCGTCCCCGGCAATGGAGCGGGGACAAAAGATGCACCAAGAACTTGAGAACTACTTGCGGGGTTGGGCTACGACGCCGCCTACTGCAGCGCTTGAATGGCAGGAGCAGCTTGATAATCTTAAGCAGCTGCAGGCTAAGACCGAAGTTGCTTGGGGCTTCGATATGGACTGGAACTTGCTGCCTGACTGGTTCCATAAGGATACATGGCTGCGCGCGAAGGCTGACGCGTTTTACTTAACGGCTAGTGGCGACGAACTAGTCATTATTGACTTCAAAAGCGGTAAGTACAGAGTACCAAGCACAGAGCAGATTGAACTTTATGCTATCTGCGGTGCATCCGTCGTCTGCCCTACAGTCAAGACAGTGCGCGCTGAGTTTTGGTTCATTGATGCCAATAATAGCTACGATAAGACCTACACACGGCCGCATTTGGTAGAGCTACGCAAGAAATACGAAGATTACTTCGCGCCGATATTCAAGGACGAAACATGGAAGCCGCAGCCGTCTAATGACTGCCGCTACTGCGCGTATAGTAATAGTAAGGGGGGTAAATGTGCCTTCTGAGGCCAATCTAGAACGCCGCTGTGTCGTCTATGCCAAACTGTGTGGGTGTATTCTGCTCAAACAGCAAGGCACGGGCGGCATACCGGACCGCCTACTGCTTATGCCTAATGGACGCCATTGTTTTATAGAGCTCAAACGGGAAGGCGGTCGGCTATCACCATTGCAGTTATATACTAAGCGCATGTACGAAGCGCTTGGCCACGAGGTATACGAGGTAGATAATTATGAGCTTTTCCAACGGATCCTCAATGAACGCCTTTCTGCCACCAAAGTGGGTTCCACATGACTACCAGGAACGCGGCGTAAGATGGCTTGTTACACACCCAGAAGGCGCACTATTCTTATGGCCAGGTCTTGGTAAGACGTCCACAACACTTGCTGCGATGCTTAAGCTCCATGCGCTAGGCTATAAGCACCGCATGCTCGTGATCGCCCCGCTCCGGGTCTGCCAGGCTACATGGCTAGCGGAGCCACGCAAATGGGCGCAGTTCAGTCACCTTAAGGTAGGGCTGGCACACGGGCCAAACAAGAAGGAAGTCTTAATGGACCCGCAGTATGACATCGTAGTGCTCAACTATGATGGTATTGTATGGGCATCTACGCTGCTTACTAAACGCAATCCTTTTGGTATTGTAGTCTTTGACGAACTAACTAAGATGAAGCATAGCACTACGCGGCGGTTCAAAGCCATCAAGCTCATATTGGATCAGTTTCAATTTAGATGGGGCCTAACTGGTACACCGGCAGCTAATACGCTAATGGACCTCTTTGGCCAGATTCTGTGCCTTGACCTGGGCTACCGCTTTGGCAAGTACATCACGCATTACAAAGCTAAGTACTTCCATCAGAAGCCATATGATCCATGGGGATGGCATATTACAGCTGAGAAGGCAGAACGTATACATGCACAGGTATCGGACCTAGCGATGTACGTGGACCCTGAGGAGGTCCTACAGCTACCACCGCTGATGCACGTGGACATCGAAGTCACGCTCCCGCCGGCCGTAATGAAGCAGTACAAGGAGCTAAAGCTTCTCTCTATTATGCAGCTAACTGAGGAGAAAGTCATTACAGCCGTTAATGCTGGGGTAGCAACATCGAAGCTCAGGCAATTAGTGGGCGGGGCGGTCTATTCTGATGACGGCGTAGAGGAGGTGCATAGTGCTAAGCTCGACGCGCTGGAGGACCTGGTAGAGGAACTAGCGGGTGAACCGCTACTAGTTGCGTATGCCTTCACGCATGAGCTCGAGCGGATTCAGAAACGTTTCCCTAAGGTACTAGCTATTAAAGGTGGTATGTCTTCGAAGGCAGTAGCCGAAGTGCTTAGCGCTTGGGACAACGGCGAAGCACCAATACTTTGTGTACAGCCGCAGGCCGCAGCGCATGGACTTAACCTCCAAACCGGCGGAAGCAAGCTTTGTTGGTTCGCGCAGACCTACAACCTAGAGGAGTACTCACAGCTTATTGCGCGCCTACACCGCCAAGGGCAGGTCAGTACGGTTATGGTCTACCACATACTAGCTGCTGGAACGCTAGACAAGCATATACGCGAGGTGCTTAATGGGAAGAATGCCACCCAAGAAGCTTTATTTTCAGCCCTGCTTAAATAACTGTTTACTTGGGCACAGTGCTGCGTTATAATTGCTTTACGGTTATGCATTTGCATAGCTTTAACTAAGGAGAATCAAAATGTCTGAAGCATACATGGAAATGACAATGGACGAACTGCTGGCTGCCTATAACGAGAAAGCCGAAGAATTGGGCCAGCCCACCGCTGAAAGCTTTAATAGCTTGAAGGCTGCACGTGCGGCGTACAAAAAGCTGAATAAACCAGCCAAAGCACCAAAGGCTTCGGGCGAAGTCACTGCGCGCGGTCCACGCCAAGGCGTTGGTACTTTCGCTAAAGGTCTGTTGCTGGAAGGTATGACTAACAAGGAAGTGTTGGCAGAGGTGCTGGAACAGTTCCCTGATGCTAAGACTACACTGGCATGCATTGCGTACTACAAGACCAAGCTGATCGCCGCAGGTCAACTCGAGTCCACACGCAAAGCTAAAGAAGTTGCTGTAGAAGAAGTCGAAGACACAGAAGTGGCCTAATCATAAGGGGGACTGCGTAGTCCCCCTTTTTAATTCGCTGGGAGTATGACAAATGATTGAAGAAATTCTAGTTGAACGTGGTACTACGCACGGGCACTTTCCGCTTAATGCCTCTGTCTCGCAGGAGCTGAAGGCCATCTGCCATCATCACGGTAAACGCCTGACGCCCTCACAGCGGGAGGCGCTTGATAATGTTTGTCAGAAGATGGCGCGCATTCTGACCGGCAATGCAAATCATGTAGATTCGTGGCTAGACATTTCAGGCTATACAACCTTAATAGTTAAGGAGTTAACACATGGCACAGATTGATATAGCCTACGCCAGCCTATGCCTGCAGGTTATGCATGCAGGCGGTAGACGGCCCAGTAGAGTCGGTGGAACCACATCGCTTCCGGGGTTATCGCTCAAGACAGCACGCGTTGCTGACGAGTTCCCCATTATTACAACGCGTAAGGTCTTCCCCCGCGGTATTTTGGGTGAGCTTTGTGCCTTTATGCGCGGGGCTACTGACTTACAAACATTCAAAGACCTTGGGTGCAACTATTGGGACCACAATGCTTCGCAATGGGCGCCGAATAAAGGCTTACCAAAAGAAGAATGGCAAGTTGGGCGCATTTACGGCGTACAGTGGCGTGATTGGAACGGCGTGCTTGATCAAATACAAGCACTAATCGACAGTATTAAACAGGACCCGTATGGCCGCAGGCACCTACTTACTACTTGGAACCCAAGTGAATTGCCTCAGATGTGTCTACCGCCATGTCATTTACTAGCCCAATTTTATGTTAACGGCACGGACCTGGATTGTATTGTTACTATGCGCTCTGTGGACCTGGCACTCGGGCTCCCCTCGGACCTCGTGCTATATGGTGCCTTACTCATGCTTATAGCTAGGGCTACGAACTACGACACAGGCCGATTGCACTTTCAATTTGGCGATGCCCACATCTATGATGCGCACCTAGAGCAGCTTAGACATCAGCTTAGGTCCTTTGGCAGCATTTACGTACCGCAGATGACGCTTAGTGCAACTACAGACATCCTAGCGCCTAGTACCTCGGACTTCGTACTTTCTAACTACTTCCCCTTGGAGGCAATTAAATATGAGCTACTTTGATGACGTGATAAAATTTCATAGGCAGATACTCAACGTAGAATCTACGGCGCCACATCTACTAGATACCGCAATGTTCTATGAGCGCATGGATTTTCTAAACGAGGAGCTCCAAGAATTCGCTGAAGCTAATTGGAGCGAAAATATTGTCGGCGCGGCAGACGCACTCGCCGACATTGTGTACGTAGCGCTAGGTACTGCGTATTTAATGGGCCTGCCATTTGATGCAATATGGGCCGCTGTGCAGCACGCCAACATGTCCAAGGTACGCGGTATGACTACACGCGGGAATGCTGTCGACGCGGCGAAGCCAGAAGGCTGGGTCGGACCTGAAGGTGCTATTGCTAAGGTCATCCATAATGCGTCCTAGCCTTGATACTATTATGATGTACATCGCGCATACTCTCGCCTTACGGGGAACGTGCGCGAAGCGCAAAGTAGGCTGCGTGCTAGTAGACCGCATGGGCCGCATCATAGGTAGTGGCTACAATGGTGTCCCCGCTGGTCGGCCGCACTGCATAGATGTACCATGTGGCGGGGCGGACCGACCAGCGGGGAGCGATACATGCGAGGCTGTTCATGCTGAGCTCAACGCGCTACTTAACTGCAGAGACGTCAACGAGGTTTGCACGATCTACACTACAGTACTCCCATGTAATAACTGTATGAAGACGCTGCTTAATACGTCTGCGAAGCACCTTGTGTTTGGTTCTTCGCACGACAATGCAGAACAAGTGCTGCGCCTCTGGCAGCAAGGTGGCCGCACGTCTGCACTGCATATAATTTAGGTATTTTCGGTCGCGTTTAAGCACCTTTTTTGTCAACCGAATCGTTCGTGCTTACGAACGTATACCGAACGATTCGGTTGTCGTATGCGCGATTCTGAACGACCTGCGGACTATAGGAAAATTCAGACGATTCAGACGAATCGCGTGTACGTTATACCGAAACGAAAACGACCGGCCGCCGTATCGCGTTTTTGTCTAGCCTTTTTAAGCTTAAAAAATAACTGTTTACACGGAAGCACGAGATACGATATGATTTAGTTACTGATCGCGCAGTGCGGTCTACTAAGGAGAAAGAGATGACTAGCAGACAGTATCTCAGATTATGGATACATGGCGTGCAGGCCCGCCTAAGCGGCGATTTGCACATTGAGCGGCTTATTAAGCAGGAGCTTGATCATGCGCGCTAAAGACCTAGAAGAATACGTTCAGCAAGTATGCACTGAGCGCATGCTGATGGGCGATATGCTCGACGCGATCGCAGACATGCCCGGCGCCACCGTGGTTCAGTTCATGAATGCCGTATGGGCTGAGGACAAAACGCTGATAGGCGAAATAGTCCTACGCCTGATCGACAAGCAGGCATTGGCTATTTGGGGTGACGAGGTGCGCGACGACCTCGAAGAAAACCAAAGGTACTAGGCGATTGACTCGGCGTTGACTAACTGCTGTACTTTTACGAAAGGACACAGGGAATCAGGGATTGGACACCCAGCCGATGACACCTCGGAAAGACGGGGACTTATTCGAGGGGAACGAAATGAAAACAAATGGATTGATCGGTGCATGGATTAGCGTAAATCACAAACTACCCGAACCCGGTAATCCCGTGCTGGTGGTTTGCGATGGCAAAGTCTTACGCGCTGCCCATGCCCCAAAACTTACCCTTGACGAAGAGAACTGGGGTTGTTTTAACGGTGGGGAAGGCGGGGATTATGACGAGGAAAGCGGCACCTATTACTGGTCGGAAGGTTGGTATGAGTGGAACGAGTATGAGGAAGCCCATTGGGCGCTTGCTTGCGAGCCTACCTACTGGATGCCATTACCAGAGATACCGGAGGAGTTGATATGAAACCATTCAACCGAGAGAAATGTATGGCAGGTGAACCCGTAGTAACACGTGATAGAAGCCCTTACAAATTCGGGGCTTATAACCCTGAGGCATTGACTGACCACCAAATAATAGGTTGGGTTGCCGGTAGGGTCATGTCTCACAACAAGGACGGAAAGTTTACGAGCCATGGTGACACGGTATTTGACCTGTTCATGGCTCCTGTGAAGTACACAATTTGGATCAACATTTACCCTGGGGCATATGTAAATGGTGAGTATGCATCAAAAGACGACGCAGATAAGGCAGCATTCAAGGATCGCATTGCCTGCATCAAGGTTGAATTTGAAGAAGGCGAAGGACTATGAATAAGAAAATGTATGAGGTGAATTGGCACAGCGTAGCAGAAGCACAGGCGAAGCAGGCAACACCGCACGAACAACTAATTGACGAACTGCGGGACTCGACCATTTTCAAGACGGAGCGCGAACACGCTGCGGCGCGGGAGATTGAGAAGAACCAAGACAGGATTGCAGCAGGACACCGACTGGCCCTTGAACTTGAGTGTTTGTTGCTGGACACAACTGAAAGCCACTGGTGGGACACAGGAATGGAAGCGCTGGACGCATGGCAAAAGCTGTTTCCATACAACGGGCCGAGACTGGGAGATTAAAATGACACCAGAAGATTTAATCGCTGACCTTCGCAGCCGCATCAACCCGATATACGCATCGACACTTAGGACGGAGAGTTACGAACGCAAGATTTGTGTCGAGGCAATTGAGTCTTTAGTTCAGGAACGGGACGCCATTCTAGCAGCAATCAAAAACCTGAAGGATGTAAAAGGACGGCACCACACCGAGCAAGCTACGCTAAAATTATTCACGATGCTTTATGAATACACAGGGAGTAAACCATGACATTCGATGAATGGATGGACATAGAAGAAGAATACGACACGCAAAGTGATCTCGTACGCGCAACGTGGAACGCTGCACCCGAAGAAGCGGCAATGGCTTGTGAACGGTATGGAGACACGTTTGCGCTTGAGTTTGATGTTGGCTCACGCTTCGCAGAAGAAGTCAGAGCTTTGAAAGGAGATAAAGATGAAAGATTATGCTGAAAAGCTACGCCATAAGTTTATCCGCAAGTTTACGCAACAGTTGAGCGAGCGGCAACGAATCAGAAAATCCATTCACAAGGACTTTCTGACAACCATGTATCGGAGTTGGTTGCTATGAAATACATTTATCTAGCACTAGCGTTCAGTATCGGCGTCACAGTTGGTATTTACTTCACCCGTGACGCCATGTTGGATATCATGTTCGACTACGAAGCGGGGTACAAGGCTACTGAGTCGCATCCCAAATGCGTTTCTGTAGACCGATCGGCCCCGCGTTCTGCGAATACTCGAAACCACCGGCAGGCGATGTAGCAGGGGCAACAGGCGCGGCGGGTGCGGTAGTGGTTGGTCGTGACTGCATCCGGCGCATCGCCTCTATCTGCTTCGCTTGTAGCACCTCCAGCGGTACACCTGTTCGGCGGGATACTTCGGCAAGATCGGTAATCGGTGTGGCAGGTTGTCCCATTTCATTTCTCCTTTAGTTCTGCTTCAGTATCTACGCTCAGGGTACACTCACCCGAGCATTTCATGTAAACGCTCCGTGACACAGAGCAGCTAGAAAGCAATATGACTGATATTAGTAACAATAGCTTTCGCATTTGGCGCTATCCCCGATCCAAGTTTCTCGACGCATCCTGTACTATTGGGCGATACGAACCCATTGGCAATACCACCTATCATTGCAATACTCTTGAGTGGGCGGGGGAAGTCGTATTCTGACCCTGTGCCGGGGATATACCCATCGAACAGTAACGCTCCACCGTCTACATTGTAAACTCGCACCCTTAAGTCATAAGTAGTTGTCCCACCGTCTGTGAACGTGCAATCTAGTACGACATATAGATGCGTATGAATTGCCGTGTTCAGTGTCAGACCGGGACTATTGAGTAATTGTAACCCCGGATTACCTGTGTTATTCCAGTGTTCCGCATAAACAACATTGACGCCAGATGCAATCAGTGCCCCACGACCAATGCCGAATATGTCCCGACCGTTTCTGACTATTGGCCCACAGTGCAGCGTATTCGGCCATCCCATATTGACACCGAACGGTATGTGATCGCCCCCATTGGAGAAGAAGTTCGTAGTGTCAATTGTGAACTCCAATCGACAGATACCGGCTGATGGCGGGACATCTATTTCTGACGAGTAAATGAAGTCCAAATCGTTCCTGATCAGATCGATCGTGTATGGGTTCGGCGGGACGTATGGGGGCGGAACAGGCGGTGCTGATTCCTGAACCCCAAACCCGATCAGATTGTTACTTGATAGCATTCCAGTCGTCCTTTGACTCCCAAGCCAGTTTGCCGCCCAGTCGAACCCCGTAGTACATCAAGTTCCGGCGGAAGAACCCAACGCCTGACGCCTCAGCCGCTTCACGGAAGATGGCATCAGCTTCAGCCCTTGTCGTTCGACGAACCGCATACAGGTAATCATGAATAACAGCCGCCTTGTGACTCGTGTCACCGAACAGTGCGTAAATCAATGGCAACCTTGGCACACTGGCGTAATCTGTTCTGAATCCCTTGGGGACAGTGATCGTCATGCACAACAGCGACGAATAATACACAAGCGGTGCGAGCAGAATCCAAGAACCATTACTATCCAGTAACTGTGTCTGAAGATCGGTTCTGAACTCACTCATGCTATTCCCCAACTGTTGTTGAAAGGATCAGGGTACAGCACTTCGGATCACCGTTAGCGTCCGGGTAGGTAGCCAGAGTCAAACAGCCAGTCAGTGACAAACCAAGTGCGATGACCAATAACAGTTTCATAATTTACTCCCTATGGAATGAATACGTGTTTACCCGATCCGGGCGATTTAATACTCCAATGACTCCAGCCTTTCGTGTGGTCTGGGTGTTCAATGTAGACACCCTTCGCTACCAGTATTGCTTGATGTGACATGATCCAGTCGTCTATCTCGCCCAGTGGATCGAAAATGTCCACAGCCAAGCCTAGCTTGTGCGCACTCTTGGGAGCACCTTGCGAGAACGACTGTGTGCGGAATCCACCGCCTTTACTGCCACTGATGTTGGACTTGGTTGCCGGGTTGATCGGGAAGGCAATGCCGTCATGCTCCATGATGAGCATCAGCTCAGCAACAGTCACAAGGAGCTTCAGTGCGTTGGCCTTCACCTCATTCGTGACATCGACGTGACCTTTCCAGGGTCCAAGATATTGTTGCAATGTAATCATTTAAGATGCTCCTTCAAATAGGTGAATGCCTGATAGGCGAGATTTCCTAGTCCAGCCAAAATGGAGATAATAAGCCATCCACCAACCTGAGCTTTCCACTTCTCTCGTCGGGCAGCCTTTAGATTATCATTCTCAATCCACCGAGCTAATACTTTGTGGTGCTCATCATGGTTATCTATGCTGATAGATACTTTCATAGATGTCTCCGCTAGTACTTCTGCTAGAGCCGCAATGTCACTATCAGTTAGAATTCTACTTCGCCTGTCCGGCCCGGTCATCACGATCTATCGCGCAGGCCAAGTGATAGTGGGCAACATCGCGATGAACTCATCTACAGGTGGCGGAGTTTGGCCGCTTGCCATGAAGTCATAACAGTATGTCCATACAGCACTTCGCCAATCCGTAGCGCAGATACCATCAGCGTCAAACTTTGGATTTGGATCACCAGCATAGGAGCAAGCGCTCAGTATTCCAGCATACCCCCGAGCAATGGCCTCGGAGTCCAGATGGGCCTGAACAGCGTACTCGTAATCAGCCAGCGTCGGAGCAGCAGGTGGCGGCCCACCAAGCACCCACTCCATGTTTTTCTCTGGCGCGAGAGTCGGTGGCACAGTCGGTGGAGGGAAGTCCTCGTACCGGATAACTGTTTCAGGGCTAGTATAACGGAGGGTATACATTGTCATGATGCTTGTCCTTTTAGAAAGTTATATTTTTGCGGTCATTAGTCCAGCCTGACTGGGCGGTCTTTGGGTACAGCGTAACCCCATCAGTAGCAAATACGCCGGTAGCAGAACCGTAACAAGCTACATACTGTGGGTAGTTGTTACCCGCACTCTGAAGGGTAATGCCGACTCCTGTAGGCGTTATCTCATTCCCTGCACCCAAGTCTAAAATGAAACTAGCTGGGGTATTCCCTGTAGTAGCTGCACCTGCGGCACGATTAAAAGCAGCCCATATGCTGGTTATATATCCAACGGCAGATACTACTAGCGGGACAGGCGTATTATCGGAAGTCATGGGAACCAATGGGTAGTCCGTAGCACCCACCATCCAATATATTTCCTCGTAGCCGCAAAAGTCTACGTTAACGTCCCAAACCTCTAGCTTCAGAAACCGATATAACCCCGCACCACCCTCACTGGCAGCTTGCGTCCCAAAGCCAATCAGTTCGTTGACCTTAAGCATCATTCACCGCGCTTACGGTGTAGAACACTTGCACACCCTCAAGTCGTGCCACAACAGCCAGTGTATCGGCACCGTCTGCCACTTGGCGAGCCAGTTGGAACACTACGTACTCACCAGCAGCGGAACCGGCGATATTGACCGCAGCACTCTCAATGGAGAGATAGTGATTGTTAGTTGTCCCACCTGTGTCTGTCACGTTGACCGCTGTTCCAAAAGCAGAGTCCAGCGTTTCATTGTCGCCAATACTGACAGCCTGCAAGCTCATTACCACGCCGAAGTCAGTAGATGCTACAGGGTGCGACCATGCAAATTTGAACGTCACAGCCGAACCATCCCAGCTTTTGGGCATCTGGACCATGAACTGTGCGTAGTTCACAGACGCATAGTCAAAGTTAAGCGTCTTCTCCATGATCTTGTTCGTGGTCGTTTCCACGCTACCAGCCACAGCCGGGGCAGTCGTGCGCGGGATCATCGCGCCTGCCGGAATCCAGATAGTGTGCTTACCCTGACCAATCGCACCAAGGTTGGTCAGGGCGGCAGCGGCTGTGAGTGCGCCTGTACCACCTTGGTTGACTGGCACAGAGTCCGATGTCGTGAACTCGCCAAGAGCCGTTACGTCAGCCCCTGTCAAGATTGCTTTTACTGGGATTGCCATTATCGTGCTCCTTAAACAGTTATCAGTGGAATGTTGTCTGCCACGCCATTAGCGAGGAAGAATGGGAACAAGGTGCTTGAAATCAGACTGATGTTATCACCTGTACCATTGGCGAGGAAGAAGGGGAACACGCCTGTTGACCCACCACTAGCCACAATCTCGGCTATGGTCATACCACCATCGGCTAGTACGTCACCAGTCGTGCCATCGAACACAGCGACACGAAGATCAACGGATGACACTGGCCCGGTCACGTTACCGACACCCAGTTCAGCTATCGTCTTGCCGCCGTCTTTGATCAGCTTGCCTGTCGTACCATTAAATACGGCTATTCGATCGGCAACAGCCGAAGCGGGGCCAGCAACATACTGCGCTACAGCGGGGGCAGGGTTACGATACCACCCAGAAGTGGGGAACGTGGGTGAGCCGACTGTCCAGACAATCTCGTCGCCGATGTCGCAAGTCACAGTGCTAGCCGTACCTGTTGCATCGTACACCAACAGGATACCAGCTACCGAAATTTGGTACATGTCACCATCTGTGAATGTCACCAGCGGGTAAGCCTCAGAAGGTGTTTCGCCACCTGATGCGTCCCATGGGCCTTGATAGTTGATGTCAGCAATCGGCAACAACGAAGGGGGAATCTGCCCGGATGCATTGAGCTTCACTGAACCGTTCGGCACATTGGTTTGTGGACGCAATATCAGATTGGCAGGGTCTGTGTTGTCCACGAGCAAGACCTGCGAGTCTGCACTGGTGAGCGAATTGATCGCGCCAGCAGTCAAGTCCATCAAACGTGCCACATCTGTTGGGTTGACTGGTGTGGTAGAGCAGGTCAGATTAGCAAACGCACCTGAACCGCCAGTGATTGCGACAGCATCGGCATTTTGGAAGGCCATTGAACCAAGGCCATCTGTTTGAACACCACCGTATGCCTTGATACAGGTGACAATAGCCACGTTCTTCGGACGAGCCTCGATACCGGATTGGTCAACTGTTACCGTTGCTGCTGGTGCGGTGCTGTCAGTCGTACCTTGAATGCCCGGAGCCGCTTGCGCGGTGATCGTTACGGCAGCGGCAGCAGCGGTCACACCTGTTGCGTGAGTATTAGCCGTGCCTGAATGAACTGCTGTCCCGCCCGTGTAAGGCAGAGAGCCTGCCCCTGTACCGGCTGGAAGGCTTAATGACCCCGCCCCCGGCATGTGAACAACCATGTTATCGATCGTAGCCATCAAATGAAAGTGATCGTCAACAGTCAGTGAGTGAGTGTGGCCCGGATCAGTGATCGTGTGGGTGTGATTCGGTGCAGTCACCACATGGGTGTGCGGCGCGCTGGTGACACCGTGCGTATGCGCTGTCCCACCAACTGTTGCATTATGGGTGTGGGGTGCATTGTTCTGCTCCTGATAGCTACCCACCGCACGACCGGGATCAATACCACGGCCCATGTCAGCGCCACGGCGGAACACACCACGGAAGTCAGGAAGATTGAACGTCGTCGCACCGTTACCGGAGCCGTATGTTGTCCCGATGGCGGCGAACAAGTTGGCGTACGTCGTCCGACTCACAGCCGAGCCGTCAGCCAGTAACCACCCAGTCGGGATGGCCGACATGGCGAAGTCTTGGATCGCACCAGCAGGTAGATAGTTACCGCCACCACCAACGTACGTATCTAACTGTTGTTTTGTCACCGCCTCCATCGGCTGAATGGCGTCTGCGCTCAGGAACAGCGGCCCAGTCATTCCCGCCGATCCGTCACGCGGTAGCGAGCCTGTCAAAGCCGCAGCAATGTCCGACATGGTGGGATTAGCCCATGTACTCTCAATCAGCGTTCCCGGTATGACCGGATTCCCTGATGCGAGTGAATAAACCCCTTGTGCGTTTCTTGGCATGTTTTACTCCTGATTGAGAAGTGCTTGGCCCGGTAGTCCGGACATGTCTAGTAATCCCGGCCTATTGCGTAGTGCTTTCTGAAGGGCTGTATTTCCAAGTAATGCTGCTTGAGCGCCACGCGTAGAACCCAGCGCAGTAAGCGCACCAGTAGCGCCTGTTAACCCTGTATTAGTTAGCATCGCGCCAGTCCCGCCGAGTACGCCTAAACCAGAGCCCAGCATATTAAGACCTTTGTCGATGGGCACTTCAGGTATAACGTCCATCCCAAGGCGTGCGTAGTCAGCTATATCGCCCTTTGTACGGATGGGTAGCGTGTCGTCGGCTTTGGCTACCACGTCATTAAGTTTGTAGGGACGAATACCACCAGGCTTCGTCTTTCCGGTAGCCTCGTCCAAGATACGGAGATTCCGGTCAATTAGATTAGCTCTATCTAGCTTACCGCGCAATGCAGCAGGAAGCTGATTCTCAAGCCCTGCGCGTAGCCCACGCTGCATAGTACCATAGGCACTACCCAAGGCTTTTGTGCTTTCGCTTCCAGCGTAGCCACGTTTAGTTGCACCAAGGCTAGAGTCTAACTCCTTAAGCTGACTTGGCGTGTATGCGCTACTACGCAGTTTCTCGGTAATATCTGTACGCACGTTATCCAATGTCTTTTGCTGTAGGTCAGTTAAAGCTGGATTCTTACGCGCTTCGCGATATGCCTGATTTACCTCTGAAGCTACCGGCGCGCCACCACGCAAGTGTGGTACTACTTCGTCGTACATACCAGAGCCGTACTCAGATGCTGCGCGGGACTGATCGTAGGCGCCGAGGCCCTTCTTCGGCTCAAAGCCTGGAAGATGCCGGCGTAGCGCTTCTTCGGTATACTCGTTAATGGCCCGATTTTGTGCCTTCTTAGCCATGCTGCCAAATAGCGGCACGCCTGCGACGTAGTTCTCAATAGGCTTTGCGAACGGAATCGACATGCCTACAGTCGGCTGCACGTTGGTCTCATTCATGAGCTTGCGTGCTTTATCAGTGACACCAGGTAGCCCGCCTGCAACTAGTCGCGCTAGCCCTTGCCCGGCTACACTGCCGCCTGCACCTAGCGCTGCGCCTGCAGCACCTTGACCCTCATCTGCAGTTAATGCACCATAACCACCCTGCAGTCCTACATCAGCTGTAAGTGCTGCTTTACCACCACGTAAAGCCCTAGCTGCACTTGTAAGGTACTTCGTCGGTAAAGCCATAACGCCGACATCAGCACCTATGCCGCCCACAGTAGATGCTGGACCTGTCTCATTAACAAATGCTTTACCCTCCGCTAACTGCGCGCGGTCGGCGGGGGCGAGGTCTGTAAATACATCCTTGAGGCCATACGCGGCACGATCAAATGCATGCTTAGCGCCGCCTATAAGCTGCTCGCCGTAGCCTGGTTTATCTGACATAGCAAAACGCCGCGCGGCTTTTGTAAGCACACCGGGTGTATTCATGACTGACGGGCCTTCAGGGCGTATTTCAGTGCCTTTGGTTGTCTGTACGACCTCGTTAGGCAGATCACGGATCATAGCTGCAAACCGCGTAGCCGCCTCAGTGTCACCTGCCGCATCTGCCTGGCGCAAAGCGCCTATTAGTTGTTCACGAGTAGCCATTACTTGACTCCGTAGCGATTGAGCAAGTCGCCATCAGCGGTAGACTTATCTGACGATCCTGCGTTGTTCAGCAGTGCCCGGGCGTTCTTAACTGCTGCACGCGTCGCTGCAATATCGTCAGACGCACCACCAGCTACAGCTGCCAGATACTTCTGAAGTTCTAGATTAGAGTTCATCTGTGAAGCGCCTAGGCCTTTAAGCTGCTTAAGCTCTAACACAAGGTTCGTTGCTACGTTCTCAATCTTATTGCGCTCTGACTGGTTCTTAGTACCTAGCGCACGGCCTAATACTTGACCAGGAACTGTGGTAGAAGCCCACGGCAGGACATTAGCTATACCTTTTCCGGGTACTGTAATACCACCATTAGCTTCAAGCTTATCAAGACTTGTCTCCAATTGGTCTACAAGACTACTAGCACGCACACCAGCTTCTTTGCGCTCATCTGCCTGCCGTGCAGCTTTCTGCTGCGCAGGAGTTCCTTCAGCTAGAACTTTTCGAGCCTGCTCAATCTTAAGCTGCGTAAGTTCATTCTTCAAGTCATTATTAGCACCCTGATTAGACTTAGCCATTTGACCTAACGTCATACGGAGCGCATTGTTATCATTAGCCATTGCCATACGCAAGTCGTTACCCTCACGCGCCAACTGTTCGCGTGACGCACGATCTAGGCTACGATCTTCGAGGCGCATTTGAATCTCGCCAAGTCGCTCTTGGGCCTTCGACTGTGCCAGCGCAACCTTCTCAGGCATGTCCATTTCAGACCCAACAATCTTCTCCATCATACCTCGCGCCATGGGTAGACGAGCGCCTTTCATCGCCAACCCCATTCGACGCTGACTCTCCTCAACAGGTGACAGTGGAACTTGCGTGTCTACCATTTCTTCATCCAACCCACCGCCACCTCCCTGTAGTGCCTTGGGGAGCGCCCTGACTGTTTTCATGCCGGGGGTGGTCAGTTGTTGGGTGAGTGCATCGACGCGGCGACCTTGTTCAGCATTGAGCCTACCGCGTTCAGCCATAGCCTGCTTTTCCTCGTCACCAGCCGAGTAACGGTTGATACCTTGGGTTATGGCGTCACCTATCGACTGTTTCAGGAAGATAGGGCCATATTTACCCTGAACAATCTTGAGTTCACCGGGGGCAGACGCAGCTTCTTTCCGCGAACGTGCGCCCTTCAAAGCAGAGATAAGCGCTTCCTCTCTGCCTGCGAAGTCCAGTTCCGGGTCATTGATGTCGTAATCCATACTGCCCCCTTATGCGAATATCTTGTCGAACACTTTACCACCAATCGCTGTGGCGGCGTTCTGCCAGCCCTGCTGGTTCTGTGCTTTCTGTGCCGCTTGCTGCTGCGTATTCCACATATTCATTTCACCCTGATAGTCCGTGTTGGGAGCATTGAATGGCGAAGTCCCAATCTGCGCAACACCGGCAGATGCGAATGGACTTTGCGCGGCAGCGTTCGCGTTCCAGCCCGTTTCTGTTTGGTTTAGTGCGTTCAAGTTCTGCAAGGTCTGACCCTGACCAGCAAGAGCCGCGCCGTAATCCGCCCGGTTCTCAGCATTGTCAGCGCGAGAAGACGCCTGATCACCACGGTACATTTGCTCATTAAGTGTCGCGTTCGCCCGGTCAGAACTGCGCGTCTGCATCGTGGCATCAAAGCCCTTCATGATGGCGTTCTGGTCAGCGTTGACTTGGTTACGGTTGAGTGCGTCTTGCGCTTGCCCCCATGCCTGACCGCTACCTGTGGATAACCCCATTGCGGCAAGTCGTGCGTTTTCCCTGTCGCGCTGTTGGTCAACCAATGGTTGATTGATCCCACGATAGGCGTTCATTACGTCCGAGTTAACATCAAACCCCGACTGCCCGCCTGTCCAGTCACCCATCCGGGAACCCTCGGCTTGACCTGTCCAGTTACCCTTGCGAGTTGGATCAGTGAAGCCTTGAATCTGGTTGATGGCGTTCGACTGTCCACCGCGAAGCGCACCAAGCATTGCCTGATGTGCGGGGTCAAGGCTGGTCGTCTGAACCGGATTGCCGTTGGCGTCTGCAGACCAAGTGACACTTCCAAAGTCTGACTGTTGATTTGGCCGATTCTGGTGTGTCTGCCTGTCGATAGCGGCTTGGTTAGTGGCAAAGTCTTCTTTGTTCCATCCACGGTTAATGTTCGCCGCCTCAAGTTGGCGCTGCCAGTTCCGTTCGTCTGCTGCTGCTGCATCGCCCATATTGCCTCCTCCACCACCACTTCCGCCTGATCCACTGCCCAAAGCTGACGAAATCAACTGTGGGGCAATGGCCTTAATTGCTGTTTGCGCCAGCGGGTCTTTTAGAATAGATGCCAATGATGAACCACCAGCGGCCATGTTTGATACAGCCGGTATAGTCAGTAACTGTCCCACCTCGGCGGCTGTTAATGATCCCGCCGACATTGCCGCCGACAGTTCAGCAGATAATGCGGGAGGAATTGACGTGCCTGCCAGTGCTGCGCTATTAACACCCAGCATTCCATTGGTTGCAGCACTTGGAACGAATGACCCGCCTGCTGCTGCGCCACTCGGCCCCCCTGCGGCAGCAGCCGAGACAACCTCTGCTTCAGGTACACCTGTTGCAGCAGCAGCTTGAGCGGGCGTAGCGCCTGCCGCCATCATCTGACTAATAGCAGGCCATGCGATAGCAAGCGCACCACCTGCGATCAAAGCTGGGACACCAACTGTGTCCATAAACTTGCGCATACCCCTTTTTTGGGTATCCATGTTGGCTTTATCGGTGTAAGCGCCTAGGTACGGATCATATTTGACTTGGCTTTCATCTTTAATGTTACCTAACGAGTTCGCCCAAGTGTCTTCCTGAATGACGTGAATGGGCCGACCAGTAGTGGGGTCAACCAAACGATATTCATCTGGTGTACTTAACCCGAGTGCTTGCGCTCCGTTATCGTCGCCGCTATTGAAGTAGCCTTGCCAATACTTGCTATTCTCGGGGGTAATATTCCAACTGTTTGCATAATTGCCGCTCTCATCCTGAGAACCTTGTGAGAAGTCGTTATTCCACCCACCGCGCAGTTTGTCGGCGGTCATCTGCTGGCCCGTCATCTGTGAGAGCCAATCCCACTCGTCTTGATTCCAAGCCATTATATGACCCCTCCTTTTTCCATGATCCAGTCAGTTGCGGCCCAAACTGTATCACTTTGCGTTTCAATCTTGATCCGAATGGATGCGGCATAGCTCACACCTGTGATACTTACCCATTGCTTGCTTGACTGGCTACCACCTGCCCACACGTCGCCGTCATCCCACTTGGAGGATTCCCACACGCCAAGGTTCGACAAGCTGAAGCTGGCGGGGGGCGGCTGTGTGGCGAAGTCGAATCCCATGTTCGCACCGGCCTTGTAACTGAACTTGCCGGAGTAGAGGAACGTGGGACGGAACATCTTAAAGTGTTTGTTTGCACCGGGAGCACCGAAGTAGCTAAACGCCTGCTGGCACTCAGCAATGATCGTGTTACCACCAATGCCGTCCAGAGGTACGTTATCCAGACTACCTTCCCATGCCCGGTAGACAGCGCCGTCACCGCCAAACAAGAGTGTACTGTAAATGGTTGACCAGCAGTACGCCGCCATGCCCTCAAAGATCGACCAAGCCTTCGTCAATGTGTTGTAGATAAGCTGGAAGTTCTGATGAGCTTCCAAACCCGGCACATTTATCAGGATGAAGTTGGACGCGGAGTATGTCTCAATCGCCCATCCTGCTCTAGCCGAGCCTTCTGTGATAAGGCTGCTGATCAGATACTGAATCTTTTGGCTGAGTGCATTGGTAAGCACACTGTCACTTTCAGGCTTCAGGATGCTATTCATCGTCAGCATCCCGAACTGTGTTATGAAGGCAAAGTCGCCACCGAACTTGGTTGTGCAACGGCGTGTGAATGTTGCACCGCCATAAAACACACCAATCAGTTCCCATGATGCGGGATCAGACGGGTCAATGCCACGATATAGCGAAATCTCACCCGCTGATGAAATGGCCGCGAGGTAGTCATTGGGGCCGAATCCCGAGTCAACTGTGTACGTGACCAGCGTTTGCAGGAAGCCACCGCGAGTGAAGTTACCGCCAAAGTCAAACGACAGGGCTGTTCCGTACAATGCCTCTGGCGCGAGATACCATGCCCTTGATGAGTTCTTCTCGACTGCCCACAGTCGGTGTTGATGGACGACTGGTGCAACCAAGTCCTTCGGATCAACACCGACCCACGCACCGGGGGTCAGTGGGTCAGTACCGAGGACAAGCTCCGTGAACGTCGTACCATCCCACCAAATACCGTTATCCGTGCCGTTGAAGGCAATCAGATGGACGCTGGCAGCGTTTGCCATGTTGACGTACTGCCACCATGGGTTCGTGGAGGCGCACAGTTCTGTCCCCAACGTGTAATCACCGGGGGTGGTTACGTCGATCACCTTGGATTGATCAACAGCAAAAATGGTGCTTGTGCCGTCGATATTGTTGTACCGCATGACTGTACAGACAGCACCGTCTAGTCCTGTGGCGTGTTGCTTGTACCCCTTCCGAACCCTGACACCAAATGCTTCAGGGAAGAAGTTCCGCATCATGACGGCATCTGTTTCCGGCATGTTGGAGATAGGGTTGTAGGCGTTCAGCCCACCAGTGGGAGCGGGAACAGTCGTGCTGTTACTGATCTGAGCATTGGCCTTTGGGCGTCCCATTATGGCGTTCCTGTGTTCCAGTTACCGTCGGGGACGTTGCTCATATTCAACCATGGGGTCTTGAAGTTGTTCGCCAGACCAAGCACAGGTGCGCCATGATCCTGACCCGTAGCGGCATCGAATACCCGAGTGAAATCGTTGGTCAAGCTGGTCGTGTCAAGCCCTTTCGCTTGGAACATCTTCAGCTTGAGGAACTTGACCATGAGCCAGAATTCCAGCTTGATCACATCATTGTCGTTCATCACAAAAGCGGTATAGACAGATGGATCGAGGTAACTGTTTACCCACCCGTTGCTGATGTACTGGTAATTGTAGTTCAGACCATCTTGACCGGGAACAGGTAGAAACTCGACATTGCCGCGTGAGACACGGTAACGAACGAACGGGCCGACACTGATCAGCGCGTTAGTAAGCACTTGCCAACCCTGCGGCGACACTGGGCCGTAAGCAGGCCGACGCATGTTCTTGTCCCACAGCGTCTGGTTCAGCATGTGATCGTAGTCGGACGGAGCAGGATACGCACCCTGATTTGCAACCGAGGTGATGCTGTGGGTACGGGTGAGGAATTCCCAATCGTAGTAGGTGATCAGCTCATTACCAGCAGCATTGAGCAATCCCAACAGTTGAATTGCTGTTTCTTCCTGCGATGTGACAAGCTCAACCGGAGCAGGAAGGCCCAACTCTATCGCCGCTTGGCGCGCAATTTGCAGTGCTGTGCCTTCCATGAATACCCCCTATTTACTTGCTCACGAGCTTGGTTTTGGCGTTGACCAGATCGGCCATCTGTGCCTTGAGCATTTCAATTTCGCTGTCGCGCTTCTCAAGTTCAACAGCTAGTTTATTGCTTGCTGCCGTATCGCTGGATGCCGCAAGGAACGCGGCTGCCTTCTGACGCAGGGCATGGCTTCCCATAATCTTCTGTGAAAGTACGTCGGACAGTTCGGCCAACTGTTCAACTGTGTGGATGTGCATCGCCTTGAGTTCGGCAACCTGCCCGACTGTCATTTGCGGCCACACTTCCAGCGGTGTACCTGATACAGCCTGCGCTTGGTTCTTCTTGAATCGCTCGTAGCGATCCGCGAAGCGCTGGCGGTGCTCCATTGTAACCTTGGTGTCGATAATCGACTTGGTGTCACCGGGGATGATGATACGAACGAAGTCCACTTCATCATAGATCGGGCGGTTCTCTTGGTCAGACTTGAAGTTGTTTTTGACAGCCTTCACGTAGAATGTAACATACAGCTTACTATCCAGAGCGTGACGCGGCTGTTCTTCCATTACCGCCGAGTCCTCGTATGATGCTAGTGCTTGGTTCATGGTCATTTTCCTTTTTTTCGGGATGTTTGGATATCTGGGCATCCACGTTACCCAGTGTTACGTGTAACTCTTGACCGGCACAATCTCGACAACCATGACAGCATTTGATCCCTGTATTTGGATTCCTTCTGCGTCTTAGTTGGAGTTGTACCAACTGTGACAGATACAGGTGTCTCTCCGATTGTCAGGTAGCCATACGCAGGAGACATCGCTTCCAGAAAGTCCAACACGAAGTTACGCAAATCGGCGGGGGAGATTAAGCCTGATGTGTTGTCTGGAAAATTGGCGTTTGCTTCTGCCATCAGCTCGTTAATCGACTTATGTATGGCCATGTTTAATCTCCAAATCCTGAACTGAAGCCTGCAGCAAACCCATTAATCGGGCCAGGGGTGGCGTCTGTGATGTAAATACCGCCGAGCGGGCCGACACGAATCTTGCCTACAAACGGATCAGTGGGGCGGGTGTCTGGTTTAGTTGAACTTTGAGTGCGCCTGTGGCTGTCACAGGTAAGCCCCCGACATACCCGGCAATCGCGCCGACATCGGCGGCTACCGATCTACTTGTACCCGCCATGGCTATACCATTCTGGAAACGCAAAGGCGCATTAGGGGAGATATGTAGCGCACCCTCCGGTGAGAAACACACTCCCCCTAATGACGGGGCATCTGCTGCCGGTGCCGTCCCTGTGACGTAGATCACGCCTTCAGGTGTCGTCAGGCAGGGCAACATTACGCAAACACCGTAGCCCAGAAGTAGTCGTCAGCAACTACGCCACCAACTACGCGACAGACATGCGTACCTGTCGCGTTGGCTGTTGCCACCCCTGCTACGATGTTACAGCGTCCCCCGTTGGTTCCCGGACTGATTACACCTGCCGCCTTGACCCATTGAGCCAAACCGCCTGTTGCTGCGTTATCATCGACATTTGCTGTGAAGTCCACCTGACCAGTAGTCAGACCTTGATAGGGGGCTGATACTACATATGCGCCTGAGTTCACACCCTCTTGCATGACGTTAATTTTGTAGGCAACCAGCGTGTTGATGCCAACATAGTTGGTATCGGCTGTCGGTCTGTCGGCATCTTGGACATACCCGCCGATGGCACTCTGAACCACTGCTGACGACCAAGGTGTCCCCGCTTTAACCGGACGCCCTGCTGCCAATGCAATGTTTCCTCCTGCTACTCCGTTACTCATGGTTCTCTCCTTGTCTGGATGTGTAAAAAGGTAGGGGCCACCGGGTTCTCCCAATAACCCCTACCGTCAATTACTCAACCATCTTACCTTGGTACTTCAGGCCGGATGAGGTCAAGTTGCCCGCCCATGCCAGAATCTGCACTTCTGCGTCTTGGTTGACGCTGTAACGCTTACCGGGGGAGAGGGGAACCATGTCACGCTGACTGTGTGGGCGGTAGAACATATACTTAGTATTGAGGAAGTAGGCTTCTTTCGAGGCCATGTAACCACCAACGCCACCATCCAGAACCACGTCAGCGTCCATGAACTTGATGGATACAAAACCCAGTTTCGCATCATCCGTCGAACTGAAACGCTGGATTGCTTGCAGAGAGGCCATATACATACCCCAGTAAGCATTGTCCACCACGATCAGGTCAGGGCGGTCGTTACCACGAACCAGCTTGGCCCAAAGGGTGTTGAAATACTGCTGGATGTTTGCCGAGGTCGTTGCACCACCGCCGTCGGTCGTCGCATCGAAGGTCTGATTCTGCCAGAATGGGAACGCGGAACGATCAATACCACCGACTGTGCCGGTAGCAGGCGAAGTAGCGACTTGCAGCTTCAGACCAGTAATTTCCTTACCACCGTAGCCTGTACCATCGCTGTAAATACCCTGCGAAATCAGGTTAGCCATGGTGCTTTCAGCAACAGCGATACGGCCTTCCAGCAGGTCAATGACTTGCTCTTTACCGGCGTTCTGCAACTGTTCCAGACCAGAGATAGTCACTGGGCAAGCAGCTTGCTTGATATCGTACTGTGCAGCACTGATAACGTCTTGTGCAGCAACAGGCAGAGTTTCATAGCCGCTGTAGTAACCAGCGTTCGCGTTTTCAGCAAACGACAGTTCTTGCAGGATGACATTACCGCCTGAGAATTTCTTCATGTTACCGCGCTGTTTCAGGCGGGACAGAAGGGCGTTGTTTTTGGTTACGTTGTCGGCAATGATGCCGGAACGGTTCTGAATAGTGGTCGCAATGACATCACTAATTGAGGGGTTGGCGAAAGCCATGATGTTTCTCCTAAACTGGTTGAGGGATTTTGCCTGTTTTTCTCACGGTGGGCTGTTCAGCTCCATGTGGCACAACGGGCGCGGTGCCTTCAATTGGTTCAGGAATTTGACGAAACGGCGTAGGTGTAGGGTTGATGTCGTCCATAACATGACCGACACCAAGAACCCCTTGCAACAATGGCGAGACTGAGTTTGTCATATCCGCCCTGACACGCTACCTAACGCGCTCTCAATGGTTCCACGTAAATCTGCTGGATTGCCGAAATTACTACCTACACCTGATGGTGCACCGCTCACAGATACCGCTGCTCCTTTGGCCGCTTGGGCCGCTTGGTGGGCTGCGAGGGCTTGTTGTGTCGCCCCCTGTGAACTGTCACGCATCGTAGATGCTTGGTACGTAACCTCATTCATCCGTACAGCTTTATTATATGCCTCCTGAATTGAAATGTACACGCCTTTACGTGAATTTATTTCAATAATATCCGCCATATCTTCACGAACATCATCAAAATAGGGGTATTGTGGATCGACGGCCATTTGTTCGACTGTCATGACCGCTTCTTGGCTAGCTTTCTCAGCCTGTATTTGCTGCTGACGCTGTGACTGTTGGTAGAAGTTCATCAGTGGGGCCAGCTTCTGTTCTAGCAACTGTTCAATCTGGGTCTGTTGCTGAACAGCAGGGGGCATTTCAACCCCAGCGAGCATCGAGTCCAGCGCTTCGATATCCACTCTGAAATGCTTGACCATACTGGCGATCAGTTTGGCCTTGTCGGCTGGCGATCCAACAGTCAGCGTCCGTTCCACGTTAAGCATGTTGCTGATGGCCTGAATCGGGTTACCACCGTGGACATGGTTGATCCTGTCCATATGAGGAGCAATGGCTTCCTCAACAGCGGAAAGCCGTTGCCTGTCTGCTGCTGTCTCTTGAAGGTTCCGAAAGACATCCCCCTCACGACGAAGTACTTCCTGTCGAGCCTTTAACGGTAACTGTGTCCATAGTTTCTTGGCATCCCCTTTCCAACTAGCGGGCGGGCGGTCAATACGGTTAACCGCCTCCTTGGTTACTTCGGCTGTGGGGGTTTCCCCGACGACTTCGGTAATGGGGGCGGGTTTAGCGGCGTCACTAGAGGCGGGTTCTGTTCCTCCGGCGGTGGGACTTCCAGTGTCTTGATCTGCGCTCGGAGTTCCTTCACTACTCGCTTCACTCGGCGCTGATACGTCCATTGCAGGAACCGCTGGTGCTGCCGTTTCAACCACTGGTACTGACTCATTCGCATTTTCGCTCTCCGTTACTGCTGCTTCAATAGCGCTTCTCAAGTCACTCATGATTATTATCCTTATTTATAGAACTGTCTTTTCAGGGCTTCTCTGATAGCAGCCCTGTCCGGTTTGTATTCATTCACAGACGGCTTCGGTGGAAGACCCTGTAAATCCGCTGTTGGAACCACGTTATGAATCCTGCAATGCTCTCGCATACCAGCGCGCCCATGAATAACGCTGCGATCAATGGGAGAGACAAAATCAGGAAGGTCAGGGAGAATACAAGCAGATACATTTCTCGATTGTCCCGCATAGTATTCCTCCTTTGGTACCCAATGTTTTGTCACTTCATCCCAGATGTACTTAGCCATTTTTGGCTTTCCGCTTCACTGGTGCTTTGACATGTTTCGGTGGAACTTCGTCAGTTTCATCCGAAGCCTCAGGCTCATCGGGCACTTTGATAGTGCCTTCGGGAACGGTATTTTCCGCTTCATCATAATAGCGAACCTCCCCGGTTTCGATATTCTTAAGCATCCTGCGACCGTTGAGGCTGGATGCCTTGACTGTGCATGAAATGTCTACCCATGGCTCACTCATCTTCACTCTCCTCTAGTAGTTTGGTCTTCAGTCGATAACCCTCGAGCGCCCAAATCTTGTCGCGGGCATTGCTTCGGGCGATCTTTCTGCCTATAGCAACGTCGAAGTTCTCTAGACTGGCGGCTGCACTTTCACCAATTACTGAGAATCCGTTTTTAAGTGTCAAGCAGCACACCGTCAGCGTCGTGCCGGGGAAGACGTGGTAGTCCTCACCGGCAATTACCGCGTCAATCTTCTCGGGCGAGAGGCGCGGCGCGTTGAGTCCCTTGGCTTGAATTTCAGCTTCAATTGATTGTTCGTCTTTACTCATCTTCACTCTCCTTTTTGGAATCGGTTGCTTCTATGGTTGCCATCTTCTGACTGTTCAATGCCGCCTGCTGTTCCATCTTAAGCGCAAACTCAGCCTGCATCTGCTGCATCTTCAGCATGAACTCCTCCTGCATCTGCTGCATTTCCATCCTATGTTGTTCAGCATCCATCTGCATCTGCTGCTGTTGCGTCTGGGCCTTCAACTGTGCTTCTTGTGCCTTGGTCTGCTGCTCGGCCTGCATCTTCTGCATTTCCATCTGATGTTGTTGCTGCATTGTCTGCATCTCAGCCTGTGCCTTCTGAGCAGCAGGATCGGGTGGGGGAGGCGGTGGGTTCTGAATCTTTTTCATGATTGTCTCCAATGTCGAATCAATCACGCTCTCAAGCTCTTGCGCTCCTTTGAAGCCAGCAATGGTGAATTTCAATGTCTCGAACAACACCGGGGCAGACTCAGGGATGGCCTTCATGGTCGTTGCTGCCGACTGTAGGAAGGTCGCCACTGAGTTGATCATTTCAACTTTGTCTTGTTTCTGCTGCGCATAATCTGCCTGCGCAAGAGAATCGGCTTGGACTTTGACACGCCACTCGAATTCTTCATGATCGCCCTTGAGTAAAGCGACCGCCTCATGAATGAGTGGTGCATTGGCGCTGTCAAGGTAGTACTGCATGTTGGAGAGCTTGAGAATCTGTTCCGGTAGGAAATGACGGCAAATAATCTCAGCTTTGATGCGAAGAATATCCTGAGCGAACCGGGCAACTTCATCTTGCAGCTTCTGGATACGAACAGACGCGAACTGTGCCTTGAGGTTTTGCGCCCCAAGTGTCTCGCTCGCCTTCGTATTCCCTCGAACAATGTCAGAAATGCCAGTAAGTTCATAAATCTGTCCCTTGATGTCATCACGAGCTTGGCGTAGCTTCTCCAGCGCGTTGATCACAGCATCCAGTGGGAGCCAGTCAATCACACCCTTCACACCGCCCTTCTCACTGAACATTGCCCAGTTATCCACAGGGATCAGCGTATTCTCGCTGCCCTGCTGGAGCATACGTTGAATACCCGTTGCCGACTGGTCGTAGACACCCACTACCTTACATGCCTGTACCAGCAGTGAGATACGGTTGTTGATCGTATCCATTTCGTTGTACTGGTCTTGAGTCAGATAGAAGTCAGCCACTGGGATACAGTTGGATGTTGTGGTCAGGGCGAACAGGGGCTTGGGGCAAGGCTCGAAGTCTTCCAACTGTAACGGGTCGTCCTTCTCATCCAGCAGTTCAGGGTAGGCTTTCGACAACCACAAAACTTTCCGGGTTTGTCTGTCCCAAATCTCGTAGATGATCGCCTTCTGCAAGACCTCGTTTTGTGGGGAGTTACTACGGTCTTCATGGGCCTTGGGGTTGTAGTCCATCGGGACGGCATTACCCTTCTCCTCACCGAAGCGAGCTACCAGCGCATCCTGATCCATGTAGACCTTGCGGCCAACCCATCTGCGCTCTTTCCACGTCCTGCATGGGGAGTACAGAAAGTCCTCCCAGTGAACATGGTCGATCATGACTTCTTGGCGCGTGACTGTCTCGAACGTCGCGGCGTCTTGCACCTTCTCGCCGGTAACTGTGTCCCACTGTTCCTCCAAGGTCTGTTCCTCGGTGTCAGTCTCGACACGCAACCATGCGACACCCATACCGGGAACCAGCCTGTCCTCAACAGCATCGCGCATCACCTGATCGAAGTCGCACTCGGGCTCATCAATGTCCTGCATGACCGCGTTTTGCAACATCATGGACGCCACACGTGCGGGGTCATCCATGGACTGACTAAATCGTCTGGAAACGCTTATCTTGGGTATCTTGGCATACAGGCTGGACTGCAAGATGCCGACGTTGGTAGTGAAGATGTTGAACTTCCTCTCCGTCGAGTCCACCGAGTCGCGCTCGTCCTTGAACCGGCGTACCACGTCTCGCCCGGTCTTCTTGAACTTGTCCTGCTCCTTCTCACACATGGTAATCTCGTCACGCCAGCGCTGGTAACGCCCCTCTGGCGTAGCGTCAGCCTTAGTGACGGACTTGATCTTACTGGTGTTGCTGTCATATGCACTCATGGTTATATCCTGCGATGTGATCGAACGGGGGCGTCCTCGAACAGTTGGTCGAGGGTCATATCCTGTATGGTTGGCGCTTTAGTGGGTACTACGGTCAATGCTGGGCGCGCTAGGGACATCATGCGACGCCCTAGGAGGGCTAGTGTATCCACACCATCGTCTACGCCTTGGCCTACTGCATTGGGAAACATAAGGAGCTCTTTAGTCAGCCACGTAGTAAATGGCGCTGACGGGGGCAGATAAACCTTACGTCGCTTGAACTGTCCGCGTAGGCCCGCTGCGCGTGTCTCCTTGTCCTGCCCTCTCATGGGCAACATCTTCCATGGAACGCTAGTACCCAGCTCTCTGGCTTTAGTCGCTACAAGTGGCATGAAGACCTTCGCCGCGTTGTCGTCATCTATGAGGGCCTCACGGGGGTGGTACGTCTGCGACAGTGCTACTAGGCGCGACGCACTTACTGCTACGTCCACCCTAGCACGCTCAGCATGCACCACGTCCCAGTCACCCTTGGCGTCGATAGCAACGACCGCATGCACGGTATAGTCTCCCTTGTTGACCGACAAGGCCAAGTCAGTCATAAGATACGTAACACTATCGGCGGTGAGAGCGGGCGTAGGCCTAAACTGTATGTCCTCTGTGGACACCCAGCTGCCTTCGTCTGCAGGCGGCTCTTGTTGGTACAGGGTGCGCCACTTAAAGTCATCGCGCTTAGCATCTAGTACCATCTCGTGGGTATACCACTCAGGCCACAGGCGCTCTCCAGGGGCTCTACCTAGGGGGTCCTGCGTAGACGTGCACTCCATTTCGAGCTTCAAAACACGCTGCCGGCGCGTAGGCGTGGCGATGTTCCTATCAATTAAGTACCCTGCTAGGTCATTTCGTGCGAGCCGTTGGCATATTAGGACGAGCTTAGCTTTGGGTTTAAGCCGTGTAATGAAGTCTGTCTCATACCAGCTATGCACTTTAGCTAGTTGCGTGAGTGAGGAGGCCTGCTCAAAGCCGCTAATGGGGTCATCTATAATCCCTAGGTCGGCACGGAAGCCCAAAATACCTGTTCCTACGCCTGCGCCATAAAACTCGCCCTTCTGCTCAGTCGCCCAGCGGCCGGCAGATTTACTGTCCGTTGATAGCTGGACGCCGAAGAGAGCCTCGAAACGTGGGTCACCCACTATATTACGGACGCGCCTACCCCACTTTTCAGCCAATTCAGTTGAATACGAGCAGGTTAGTACGTGCCCTTTAGGCTGTTTTCCTACAAAGTACGACGCTAGCGCGACGCTTGTGTAGGTTGATTTAGCGCTACCGGGCGGGGCGAGGACAATCAATTCATCGTATTCATCAGCTAGCAACTCGTCTATTGCTGTGCAGATGAGCTGGTGGTGGGCGGCGGGGACGCCTATGTCCATATATGTAGCATACTCAGCGAGCGAGGCCACGGCTCTATCGCGGCGGTCAAGTAGTCTAAATATGTCGTCTAATGTAGGCATGCGTCTGATTATAACACAACGTGGCGGCGTGGGGAAGCATTATTTTTACTTTTCTGTGTAAAGTATCTAGTAGCCTATTTTGAAATACGGAGTACGCGGGACTTCGTTACCCCGCACTTCGCACCCCGCCCTGCCACTGTACCCGGGGGTGCCTAGTCCCTGGTCCTGATCCCCAACCGTAAAGCGAACGTAGTGAGCACAGGTGCGGACGTAGATCATGCTAAGCACTATGTGCATTGCGCAACGCGCCCATGCATTGTGCCATGCCGTCTTACATGCTACGTGCCATGCCACTAGTCAGCCGCATAATAATGACAACATTCTGTTGCGCGTTTACGACGTTTAATTCGACGTACGTATACATTTATATACGTTTCGAATTTCGTTGACGAAAAAGGTGTCCAATTACGACCGTATCGCGCTTTAACGCGTCGGTCTGAATCGATAAATCGACAACGTCGACACGTTCCTGGACTTGCGTAGCAACCAGGTACCTACAATATGCGCGAAGCGCTCACAATGTTCTTGCCGAGCGAAGCGAGGCGATTTTCAAACATAAGTAATATCTATATAGTCATAAGTAATTCTAGCTGTACGCAGGTAGCTATCTGCGAGATAATGATTCCACTGAGTCGCCCGACTCAGCAATAAGGACTAAGGAGAAGTAATCATGGCACGCAGTAGAAAAATACCACCCGCAGAAATAATTGAAAACCTGGCAGTAGCTGAAGGCGTGACGGTCGAAGTCGCAGCTGAAATAGAGAAGGCTGCGAAGCCGCTGGGAATTGGGTCCTTTATTAAGGAACACATTCGCACCGCAGAATGTACAAATAATCAGATACTAGAAATGGTGAAGCTGCAGTTTCCTGAGGCAAAGACAAGCTATGCATGTGTGGCTTGGTATAGAACACAGCTACGTAAGGCAGGCGAAATCGGTCCGCGCGGTTTTGCGAAGAAATCTGAAGTAGCAGAAAATGCTGTTCGCTAGACTTAGCGCTGCGATCGTCTTGTTCTGGCTGGTCGCAGCCGACTACGCAGCACTTGGGATTGTATTTATTTTTATCTGGATGTATTTAGTTGAAATGGAGAATTAATTATGTACCACTACACGAGTAAAAAAACGGTGTACCTGGAGTATGGCTTTGATTCTGATTTTGGGTACGGCTCTGATGAGTTTGATGCACAAGCTGAAAACATCATACTTAGCACTCTAAACAGTGATTATGACTGGGTTGACGAAGATCACGAAATAGCAGAGTATTAAGCGCAAGGCGCTAAGTGGGAATAACTCTCATTTAGCGCCACTTTTTCATTCACTGACGGCTGGTTCTAAAATTAAAAAACGATCCACACACATCTCCTCAAGTGAAACTTGTCCCGTGGTAACGGACTGCACGTCCAGTGCAGTAGATTCTAAGAAATATGCACGAAGTGCTCATTATGGTCCTAAGTACAAAGTGCGAAGCACCTCATGTTCTTTGCTCCGCTGACGCCCGTCATACCAGGGCCCTAAACGGACCGGAAATTTTCTGACGGGGCCGAGGCCGTACAAAGAACATAGTACTGCGCCCCAGCCACATTTAGCTAGTCCTCAGTACTAGGCCTAAGTATATCGCGCCTAGTACCACATACAGGGCACGTACAGATGTCTTCGTAGGCCAGTCTACGTAGCTCCTCAGTAGAGAGCCCATCCAGCTCAGCCAGCCCATAAGAGCTCAAGCTACGTTGCGTTGCTTTCTTTACTTCCAGCTCAGCGCTTAGTAGCTTGATGTAGACTGACGGGTGGTCTGCAATGAATCTTTGCGGATTCGCGTAGAACAATTGAAGGCCCACGTCTAGGACATCTTCGAGCGGGTCCGGCGGGGGCGATTCTTCTGCCTTGCGCGGCGTGATAGCACCACGGTTTTGTCCTACTTCGGGTCCTAGGCAGCGGCCCGCGCGGGCGTCGTCTTCGGTCCAAATACTGAGCTCTAGGTCCTCGGGGCCTAGTCTTTTTTGTATCCCAATCACCGAGATGGAGCACCACCCGTTGCTGTAGTCGTTGCCGGTCCAAACATCGTTCATTTTTAGTCCTCACTCGCTTAAATTTTAATCAAAAATGCTGGTTATGCGCACTTAAAAAAATACTATACACGTCATACGCGGTCGGCCGAGGGCGATTTGTGTATACAAAACAAGTACTTAAGTCTAATTTATACGCCTTATACACTTCTTTTTTATAGTTTAACATAATATTAAATGGTTTTATAATATTTTCGGAAATATCGATTTTCGGCCGCCGAAGTGTATGAAAATATCTTTTTTAGATATTTTTCGTACGCGTACGTCGTCCCAAGTACAAAGTACAAAGTGCGACGTACGCAGCCCATAATTTATCTAGGCGTACGAATTTTATTTTCGCTTCGGCCGCCGCACCCATATTCTGCCGCCACCACCGTCGAAAGAGTCAGGGCATTGTATCTGCTCAAAACCAAGTGTCTTCAATGGCCTCGCCACTAATTTAGCCTTGTATGAATCAAACTGGTCAAGGCCCAAACGAAGTAGTAAGTGCGAAGTGCGAAGCCCATATTGCCCCGGCTTAGTGGGAAGCTCCTTTAGCAGCTCGTCTAGTACCTCGCGCACCTGATGCAGCATAGGATCGTCCTGCTCGTGCTTCGCCGCCTGCTCGTTAGCACCAGCTACTATATCGTGCGTAGTACCTTGCCGCACGTGCCACACAGCTTCGGCCCATAGCTGCTCCTTCGCCCCCGCGAGTCCTGCAAAGTCGAACTTTTCAGTGCAGGCAACAACAACATACCGGTTATTCCCGCTAGCATCGTGCCGTAGGAAGGCAGAGTCGTTAACGCTACCAATCATGACAGAACGACGGGGTACGTCCATTGTAGCACGTTCATAAGGCGCTCTAAATGTATCATGCGTAGCAGATATTAAACTTTTAAGCTGGTCAAAGTCCTTAGCCCTAGTGTACGTCGATAGCTCGTCCATATTGTTGATAATGCCCCTATGAATAGCCATAAGCAAGTCCTTACCTTCAGCATTTCGGGAGAGTTCCGAGACATTATGCGCCCCCGCGAGTGCTATAGGCACACCGGACTTACCGATTCCTTGCGGGCCCTGCAGGACTAGCATCCAACGGTGAAAGCACCCAGGATGTAGTACCCGGTCCGCAGCGCCTACGATAAATTTGAGGCCGGCTTCCGCATGGAACGGTGTATCTGGCACTTTGAGGTAGTCATGGAGCCATGATTTAAGGCGTTCCTGGCCGTCCCAGCGCAGCGCATGTAGCCAGTCAGCGAAGGGTGAACGGCTGTTTTCTTTGGCAACTAGCGTAGCAGCGGAGGTAACGGACATCTGCGTAGCGGTAGAACCCTTCTTGCCAAAGCCGAATTGGGACTGTAAAACAGTGAGTAAGTGCGTAGTAGTAAGCCCATCGACCCACACATCATGGCCCATCATGTAGGACATAGTATCTTCATTGAACCATAGCTGCCCCTTAAAAGCCTCATGGCGCCGTAGGATTTCGGCTAAATTATACTCCGTAGGCCTAACAGTAAGATGTGCGTACTCCCCGGAGCCCACTGTTTCGCTAATAAGCGAGGGCAAAGTGCGCAGTAATTCGGCTTGGGAAAGGGCCAAGTCGTCAATATTCTTGACTGTAGCCCCTGACATAACTGCATTATAGCCGTGCAAAACGACCAAATCGTCGAATTTAGCGCCTAGTCCGAAGCTACGAAGGTCCATCATAATCACGTTGGCCCCGGCCGCCTGCAGGGCACGCGCGAAGGCACCCCACCCCATAGCTACTTGATGCTTCTCGATGTCTCCGTCAGGCCAGAGGCGCACAGTGCTTAGTTCCAGGTTCTTAATCGCGGCGAGA